TAAAGTTTATCAATAATGTCACTCGTCAATTGATGTCGGCGACCACAAAAGTATTCACAAAAACCATCACGACGTCCCAAAATAGTTTCATGTCGACTGAAACATTTCTGGAGAATGAACTTCCCACTAATTATAAACCATACATGATTCGAACTATGATTTCTTTTTACATTTTCACAGTATCTAGAAGTCGTCGCCGCGAAATACGTTTCTTTGTTTTTGAATAATTTAGTGATATATGCACCCCCCTGACCCTCCATATTTTTTCGAATAAACGTTTCGATTCGGTTTTTCAATTCCTCATCATAAATTTCATTATTAGTTTGATCTTCTAGAAAAGAATCCTCCTTGACTCGTATAGACACTGAAGGTGATTCCACTGAAACTGTGCTAGGTGCGTCAGTTCTAACAGCTGACATTTTAAGAATTTCAACTGACGGTTCTTGACTTATTCTCACGAGAGAACCAACCTTGTAAATAAAAACTGGGAGATAAGCCAACTGATCAACCCTACCATGTTCACAATCCTTACACCCATGACCTCCACATGCTTCATGTTTTGCTCGTTTGAATGACCATGGCATCCTAAATCCACTCCCTTTAGTTTTCCTACGTGTGTCACCATACACAGATGAATCAATAATTTCATTCCAATCCATATCACCTTTAAATTTAGAAAGAGACACTAGAATATGTTCGCGAAGTGCGACGGCTGAAATTTGATCAACCACGAAATTAGGCCAATTGAGGTGTACACCCGTTTTCATTAGATCTCCAGACACTTTTGGTGGCGATACGGAAACGAGACATTCTTTACCACCATGAACCTTGACAGTTTCACAAATATTTTTAGATATATCATGTATATCGTCAATACCTAGGGGATCGACATCTTTATAGTCGATGTCAACGAAAAAGTTATAGGTCTCACTCTTTTGCTCGACGACGTAAATTCTCTCACCAGATTTTACAGACTCTATATACTTATCGTAAAATTCATTCAATCTATCAAATGGCACTGAGAGTTTACCCCCGTCCATGAGCACATGTGATAGATTGGTAGCATTATTGAATTTTTGGGAAGTGTACCAATTCTTAAACATACCTTATTATTGTTCTTCATCTCTAAACCATTTCATACATGAGACGTCCTGATATTCTTTACTTTGAGAAATTTGCTTTTTAAAAGTAAGTAATTCGTAAACCGTTTTACTTTCATTATCTTTGTACCACTGCTGAATCTCCTCTTCACATAGTCCTCGGTTCTTCTCAAGTAGTTCACCAATCTGTCTTAAAATAAAAGCCTTAGACTTCATTATTTAATAGAGAAGGTTTTTCTATTGTGAGAACTTATACACGCGTAAAATTGGGGATTCTTAATGACATTATCTATGATCAACTTCCATCGTTTACGTCCATTGAATTCTTCTAGTGTATCATAGCTCATGAAATCGTTCTCATCATGGGTTTTACGAATGGGTTGATTGTTCATCTTTTTGATCTGTGTTTTGTGTTTTTCTTCGTAAAACTTTCGAATTTGTGTTTGTTGTTCTGATCGATTGTAATTGACAAAGAATATGAATACGTTATATTCTAGGTCTACTGTTGGGCTTTCTTTATGTATAAATTTGAATTCTGTATATTCACCATTTTTGAGTGACACAACACCACGTGTCTCTTCTTCTAATTCTCGTAGGGCACACCTCAAGGGGTTGTAAATTTCCCGTCTTCTACACCCACCCGTTACGAAAATCCAATCTTTAAATCTCCAGTCTCTTACTGTGAGAAATCTCGGTTTCCCATCGGTAAAAGTAACCGGTACTGCAATCGCTTTGTACTTCTTCATTGCGCATTCGCAAGTTATAATAAGTGGATATGATTATTCTTCGGATTTTTCATCCACCTCATCGATATCTTCAAGCTTCTTTTCAGGTACAGGAACTGGAGCAGAAACTGGCTCTGGGGGTGGAGCTAAGTGTCGAACGACCTGGGCTGAGAAACCTTTAAAATTGTCAATATCCTGTTTAGCCTTGTTTAACTCTTTAAACATGTAAATCATACCAATTGCAAAAATAATCGCTGCAACCACGAATAGAGTGTCTTTATTGACTGGAACCATTTATAAATGAAAATGTCATTTTCTTTTTAAGCTTTCTACATCACGGCACCCATCTTAGTCTTACCAGCGGTCGGGCATTCGTATGGGCTCTGGGCAAATTGAACGGCTTCGTAATGCGCATTTTCACACGATTTGCTTGTTGGTTGTGTGGGCTGACCAACAAACTTTTCGAGTGTCCTGGAGTTAGGATCGTACGTCAATACAAAAACGATGGCAAGTAGGAAGACAACCTTCCACAACATCTTTATTAATTAGTTAGAATATAATAGACCACCCATACCATTTTCAATACGGAGGACATTGTAATTTACAGCATAAATATCATCACCAACATCTTGGTTATCGTTGATGAGGCGAGCCGAATCAAGACGGGAGAAGTTTAGGCTGCCAGTAGGCTGAAGCTTACCAGAATCGAGGCAGAATGGGTAGAAGAACAGAGTCTTGGCTGTTCCTAAAGACGAGTTAGTGGTGTGATAATACGAAGTTACGGTGGAGAAGTTGGGATCGGCAAATTTGTAATCAGCAACATCTGTACCGTTAATTTGGAGCTTGAGCTTATTATTATCGTTAAGGATCGCCATAGCATTAGCCCTACCAGAAGCCAAATACTTGACTGGGTGGTTGAAATTCAGCTCCTGGATCTTGGATCCGGAGGAGACCGCCTTCTGGGTTTGGGTGATGAGCATGTTTTGGGGCTGGGAAGCGAACACCTCACGCTCCTGGGTATCGAGGTACGCATAGTTCGCGTAGACATCCCACTTGTCAGTGGCCGCCGCGGAGCCCCAAGTGATTCGGAGCTCGACATCGTGGTACTGGAGAGAAATGAGTGGAAGAGCAGTCTGCCAGTTCTCACAGAAAGCAAAGCGGAGGGGGTAGAACCTGTAGGATGTGCCACCATTGGCAAGATCAGCGGCAATAGACTTGGAAGCGGTAGTCGCAGACAGACGGGGAGCAATGAGGGTAGAGTATGTGGAATCTTGTTCATCAATCACCTGACCCCCCACAAGGAGTTCAACCTTGGAAATTTTGGTCAACCACTGGGCTTGGGTGTAAGCTTGGGTAGCGGTACCATTATTGGGAACGAGGTAGACATATCCGAGCATGTCACCCTTGCGCTCGAAGCGAACGGTCGACATACCGTTGTTAGAGACGTTGCCTTGAATGACCTGACGCTCGACAGTTTGAGAAAAATTTGTATGACGTTTGTAGGTGGAGCGGAAGAAGCTGACCTCGGGCTGACCAACGAGGTGTACATCCTGAGCACCGACGGCTACGAGTTGGGCAATACCACCAGACATTTTATAATATAGTGAGACTTTATTTTTAAGCTGAGACTGAAAAATACCAGTTCACCGAGCACGAGCTGAGCATGTCAGTTTTAATTAGGTGGTGTGGGAAAGTCAACGCCTGTAAGAAACACACCAGTTTCGTCAAGTTGAGGATGTGCGTCAATTGTAATATCACGAAGAGCTTGACGATAGGTTCTCCATTCATTAAGTTTCTCTTCACTTAAAGTTGATACGTAATCACTTAAAAAGACATAATCACATGCTTGAAGCCGAAAGCTTCGTTCCTCTCGTAATCGCCTTAATGGCTCAAGAGCGTATAGTTCAGAAAACTTAGTTTCAAACTCTTCCTTCGATGGCTTTACATACCCTTCTGGTACAGTAAAACTTTCCCATGTATAGTCTTGATCAATTGAAACTTCTTCATTTAGCGTGGGTGCGGGATTCATTTGATTAATGATTTGGCGTAGTACGTTCTCTTTACTCATATTACAATAACTGAGAATATTTATGCTGTTCTTTTCCACATATACACAACGATATAAGGCTGTAAGTTATTGTGTGCTTGAGTAGATCCTGTCGAGTTTGATGTGCGAGTAGTGGAAGCGGCACCACCAGGTGCGTGATAGGCTCCTTGTCCTCCAACTGTAACTCCTATTTGTCTTATCGTATCAACATAAGTGTGTGTATGTGCGGGCATTTGAGCTACAGTTAATGTATGTGTTTTCGCACCACCAGTTTCTTCCGCTGAGTTAAAATCACTATCACCACTATTTAATCCCACCAAAGTCCTACCAGCACCGAACGCTACCCATGTTGTTCCAGCATAGTAAGTGTTTGGATTCGTGCTATTGATGGAAATGTATATTGAACCTACTGGGTATATGAAGTTTACCAGCCCGATCCCCGACACGGCCCCACTCGCGCTCAAAGTACCAGAAATGTCTACTACACCCGAAGAGCTGACAGTCAAACGATCCGACCCAGCTGTGGCGATTTTGAATGTATCGTCACCCGAAAATCCAAAGAGGTTGTTGTCATCCTCAGTGTGTTTGATATATTCATGAATGAATACGTCACCCTGAAATCTGTTGATATTAGTCATCTATTATAACTCCACAATTTTTTTAGCAGTCTGGAGCGCTCCTAAAAAAATGGTTTTAGAAAGTTTTATAAAATGATTAGTATCCAAACGCCCCACTACCCACACTTGTTCCACTGTTTGTGATACTTTCAAGCTGTCCTGCTATTTCATGGGACAGGTATTCAACGAAAATATTGAAACGAACCACACCTGAACATGCGTCAGCTGGTTTTATTGTTACCGTTGTTCCGTCGAGAGCTGTTGCTATTGCGGGGTCCCATCGTGTATTCATTGTACTTGTGTTAATTACACTCACTTGTCCTAGAGCTGGGACATATGCGGAGTTGCTCCCACCCCCAAGTTTACCACCAATAACATCAAATATGAGTGTACTAATTTCATCATCCGATTCGATCAACATCGCTGTAACTTTAGCGTGGAAGGGGTGGTTTGTAAAATCGAGAACATACGTCGCATTTGCTATACTCGCATCACTACCCAAATCAGCCGAATAGGAGTATGTCTTTTTCCCAACACCTCCAGTATTGGTGATGAGACCCCCAGTGACGTAGGCACGTTCCCCGACGTACACATCCTTAGCAATACCGACACCACCAGCTGCCTTGAGAGCACCTGTAGTTGATGATGTCGCCTCCGTTGCATCTGTTAGGGTCACCACACCCGAGGCTGACAAGGTAGTCATAGCTGCTGCATTAGACCCAGCTAGGGTACCGTATACGTTGGTCCCCGAGATGGTAGCACCCTTTACCATGCCAGATGCTGTCAAGTCGCTCACAGCAGCTGTATTGGACCCAGCTAAGGTACCATAAAGGTTTGTTCCTGTGAGGGTAGCACCCTTTACAGTCCCAGAGGCTGTCAAGTCGCTTACTGCAGCTGTATTGGAGCCAGCTAGGGTACCATAGAGGTTTGTACCTGTGAGGGTTGCACCTTTTACCATGGCCGATGCTGTCAAGTCGCTTACTGCAGCTGTATTGGAGCCAGCTAGGGTACCATAGAGGTTTGTTCCTGTGAGGGTAGCACCTTTTACCATGGCCGATGCTGTCAAGTCGCTTACTGCAGCTGTATTGGACCCAGCTAGAGTACCATATACATTGGTCCCTGAGATAGTAGCACCCTTCACCATACCAGAGGCAGTAACACTGGCCGCTGTTAGGGTAGTCACAGCTGCAGTATTAGCTCCAGCTAGAGTACCATATACGTTAGTTCCCGAGATGGTAGCACCCTTTACCATACCAGAGGCTGTTAGGGTAGTTACAGCTGCTGTATTAGCTCCGGCTAGGGTACCATATACATTGGTACCCGAGATGGTAGCACCCTTTACCATACCTGAAGCTGTTAGGGTAGTCACGGCTGCTGTATTAGCTCCGGCTAGGGTACCATATACATTGGTCCCTGAGATAGTAGCACCCTTCACCATACCAGAGGCAGTTAGGGTAGTAACAGCTGCTGTATTAGCTCCGGTTAGAGTACCATATACGTTGGTTCCTGAGATGGTAGCACCCTTCACCATACCTGAAGCCGTAACACTATCAGCCGTAACATCCTCAAAGCTGGCGTGTTGACCAACAATCTTTTTTGCGACCCCAATACCACCCGAAACAATTAGGGCACCAGTTGTTGTTGTAGTAGAGTCAGTTGTAGAACT